GCCTTGAAGCAACGCGGCTTCAACGCTGCTGCTGTCGACCGTGCGCAGGCGGTGCGCGCGGACAACAGCGAGGGCTCCGCGGCTCGTAATCCTCGCGGCGACAATTCGCTCGGGCCGGGCGTTGACAAGTCGACGGAGCTTGTCGAGTGGTGGGAGGTCTACGCGCTCGTCGACGGCGGTGATGGCATCGCCGTGCGGCTCATGGTCTGCACCGATTGGACGTTCACTGAGCTGTTCCTGAAGCGAAGCGTGTCGCTCGTCCCCTACTCGACGGGTCAGTGCTTCATCGCTCCGCACCGGCTGACGGGCATCTCGCTGTGGGACAAGACGCGGCAGGTGCAAGANATCAANACGGCGCTGCAACGCGCGCTGCTCGACAACGTGCAGGCGACGAGCAAGAACCGCGTCGCGTATCTCGACGGCCGCGTGAACCCGGACGACATCTCTGACGGNCGCGTGAACGGTGCGATCCGNGTCAAGGCGAGCGTCTCGCGCGTCTCCGACGCCGTGATGCCGTTNGNGGTGCCCGACACGTCGCAGGGCATCAAGGAAGCGATTCAGCATCAACGGCAGATTCGCACGGAACTCGGCGGCTCCTCGCTCGACATGCAGGCCGGCGAGCTTCAGGTGTCGAAGCAAGTCGGCTCGCTNGGCCTCGATCGCGCGTTCTCGGTCGCCGAGCAGCTCTCGGCGCACATGACGCAGAACGTCGCCGACACGCTGATTCGGTCGGTCTTCCTGCTCGCTCACGCGACGCTCCGCGAGCACTTCGATCAGCCGGTCGAGATCAAGCGCAGCTCCGGGCGCTGGCAGACGGTCGTCCCGTCCGAGTGGCGTCCGCGCGAGCAGCTCACCGTGAACATCGGCATGTCGCCGGGCGAGCGGTCGCGGCGGCTCACGGCGCTGAGCGAGCTCGTCCGGGTGTACCTCACGCTCTCGCAGGAGGGGCTCGACGACGTGCTCGTGAACGTGACCGGGTTCTACGACCTTCTGCTCGAGTGGGCGCGTGTCGCCGAGATTCCGAATCCCGAGCGGTATTTCATCGACCCGCTTTCGAGGGCGTCGCTCGAGGCGCAGGAGCGCAAACGCGCCGAGGCCCAGGCGCTCGAGCAGCAACAGCAGCAGCTCGTCGCGCAGGCCGTCGAGATCGAGAAGCTCAAGACCGCGTTCGACAAGTACAAGGCCGACATGGACGCCGCGATCGAGGTGTGGGCCAAGAAGGTCGACGCCGCGATCGAGTATGCGAAGCTCGGGCAGGACGCCGACAAGGCCGTGCTCAACACCATCGTGCCGATTGCGAAGGAATTAGCGAATGGACGTACGAACGGACGCGCGCAATCTGCGCAAGAGTCGTCTGCTGAGCGAGACGATGGCGGAGTTTCGCCAAACGCTGATCGAGCGGCTGCTGGCGGCGGAGGAGAGTGACCTCGCGGCGGCACGGGCGAAGGTTCTAGCGATCGAGGAACTGGCGGAGACGCTCAATGACCGAATCGACCAACACGTCAGAGATGACGACGACGACGCCGGAGACGGCGCAGCCTGAAACAAGGGACGGCACCGTCCCGGTTTCGAAGCACGCGGGCAATCCGGACCTCGACGAGTTCCGGAAGCTGCTCGCGGGCGAGGAGTCGGGCGAGAGCCCGACCAACGGTGAGGCGGGCGAGAGCCAGCAAAACGCTGCACCGAACGATGGCGAGCCGCCGGCTGAGAAGCCGAAGGGCAAGCCGAAAGTCCTCAAGGATCTAGCGGAGACGCTCGGTCTCGAGGACAAGGACCTGTACGCGATTCAAGTCCCGATGGCCGACGGCAAGACGATGACGATCGGCGAGCTGAAGGATGCGGTCGCGAAGCAGGACGATCTTTCGGTCCGAGAACTCGAGCTCGAGGAGCGAAAGGCGCGGCTGGAAGCGGAGATCACGCGAGAGCGTGCCGATCTCGAAGCGCTCGTGAAGCTCATCGACCCGAAGGCGCTCACACCTCAGTTCGTCGAGGAGGTGCGGCGCCGGGCGGCCGACGAGGCGAAGCGCGAGATACAGGCGACGCTCGAGCTGATCCCCGAGTGGCAGAACGCGGAAGTGCGCGAGAAAGAGCTGGCCGGCATGGTGGAGTATCTCAAGGGCTTCGGCATCCCGCCGACGTTCCTGTCCGCCGCGCCGAACCACAAGCTGTTCCGACTCGTGCGCGATGCGTGGCAGCGCAAGACTCGCGTCGAAGCGGCGCTCGCGAAGCTGACGCCGGTCAAGCGCGACACGACGGCCGGCAAGAGCAGGCCGACGGGCTCCGCGCCGCGTAAGCCGACTGCTCCGGCGCCTTCGCTCAACACGGGCGACATGAGGGATCGGTTCAGGGCGATTTTGCAAGCTGAAGGGTAACAGCGATGGCTCATACGGCATTGACCGCGGCCGATCTCAAGGCGATTGCGGCTGGCGGATTGATCGCGGAGGACGTTCTCCGAAAAGTCTTCGACATCTCGCCGAAGGAGACGCCGTATCTCGACGTGCTCCAAGGCGGCAGCTACGCGAACCCGTATCACGAGTGGGTGCAGGACTCGCTTAGCAGCCCGGCGCTCGCGAACGCGGCGATCNACGGCGCGGACATCACGGCGTCGACGACGGCGACAGGCGCTCGCGTCGGTAATCACGGTCAGATTTCGTACAAGACCGTGAAAATCTCGACGACGACCGAGCATTCCGACGTGATCGGTCGGACGGCCGAGGAGGCGTATCAGACNATGAAGCGCCTCCAAGAGCTGCGCAACGATCAGGAGGCGACGGCGCTCTCGAATCAGGGTTCGCAGGCCGACGACGGCGAATCGAATCCGGGCAAGACCGCGGGCTTGGGCGCGTGGCTCGAGACGAACGTCGACTTCGGCTCGGGGGGCTCTGCGGGCGGCTTCAACACGACGACCAAGCTCGTCGAGGCTCCGACGCCGGGCGAGGCGCGGGCGCTGACGTGGGAGATGATCTCCGACTGCATCGAGGACGCGTATCTGCTCGGGGCGAAGCCGACGAAGATCTTCTCGCGGCCCGAGGTCACGAAGCGGATCGGGCAGTACCTCATCGGCTCGAACTACTTCGTCTCGCCGGTCGCGAACATCACGGGGNCCCAGCCGAGCGACGTCGCGATGAGCGGGTACGTGGACACGTTCCGCACGGACTTCGGCTACACGATGACGATCCATCCGGTCCGCAATCAGCTGACCTACAAGTCGGCCGACACGCCGGAGAAGGACGTGTGCGCGCTGTTCGGAGTNGATCCNGAGCANATCGCGNTNNGGACCATGTGGGGCGTGAAGGTCGAGACGCTCGGCAAGAAGGGTCTCTCNACCGAGAAGATGATTACGACCAACTGGTCGCANGACGTGCTGCTCGAGAAGGCGCACTTCGGCATCTTCGACCTCGAGCCGACGGCGACGGTCACGGCGAGCTAAACCGTGACGGTCGAGCTCGGTGTCCTGATCACCCTGGGCGGCCTCCTGCTCACTGCGGGGGCCGCCTGGGGCGGCGCTCGGACGGCGCTCAACGGCACGCGCAGGCGTGTCGAGGAGCTTCACGCCCAATTCATCGAGCACACGAAGGCGGACCTGGAGCATCAACGAGAAGCACTCGACCGGCTCGCACGGATCGAGACAAAGCTGGAGACGCGGTAATGAAGCTGTTCAAGCGACTGAAGGACAAGTTGAAGGACCGCGCGGCCGACGCAGGCATCGGTGCGCTCATCATCGGTCTCGTGACGGAGCTTCTCGGCGTCGACATCGCGCCGACGGAGATCGACGCGGTCGTGACGGGCNTCGCGGTGCTCGCCGCGCTGTATGGCCGATGGAGGGAACGACGGAGGGCGCGACGTGTCGAGCGAGCAGGTACTACGTGAGGCGCAACTNGCGCGCGAGGGGCGCGTAGAGACGCGGCACGCGCCGTTCGCCGAGCACACGCTGCGCATTCCCGTCGAGGACTGGCGGGCGCTGTGCATGCTCTTTCCGGGGCTGAACTCGAAGGATCACGCGGAGTACGAGGAGGCGATGAAGCGGCTTCATGAGTCGCCGCTCGCTGACCCGTACCGGGTGCGGACGCGGCGCGCGCAGTTGGGGCACCTATGAACTACGGGCAGCTCAAGACGGCGGTGCTCAACTACATGCACAGGCCGGACCTCACGGCCGAGGTTGCCGGGTTCGTGCGTCTCGCCGAGGGGATGATCCGCCGCGATCTCCGGGCCGACACCTACGTCGTGACGCTCGACGAGGACGATCGCGTCGAGGGCGGCGTCTACACGATCCCGTCGACGGTGCTCGAGGTGCGGTCGGTCGTCGTCGGCGGGAAGCCGCTCGACCCCGTCGGGCCGTCGGAGATCGCCGCGGCAAGGGTCGCATGGTCGCCGGTTCAGTATTGCGTTCACGGCTCGACGATCGAGATTCGCGGCGTGCCGGGAGATGGTGCGAAGATCACGCTCCGCTACTTCGGGCATCCGGCGCCGCTCGAGCAGGACGCCGACGAGCTGGCGCTCGACGAGGCGCTCTACCTCTACGGCGCTCTGTTCTTCGGCTACCAGTTCACGCAGGACTTGGAGCTCGCGCAGGCCGCGCTCGACACGTTCCAGGACGCCTTGCAGAAGCTGAACGAGGCCGCGGGCCGGAAGCTCGGCGGCGCTCGNATGCAGGGCGTCTATCACTTCGGACCCGTGCATCGGGGGTACTGACATGGCACTTGAGAGCGGCACCTACATTTCGGATCTGAACCCGTCGAACCCCGTCGGCGCGACGGACAAGGNGTCGACGCTCGANGATCACGTCCGGCTCATCAAGTCGACGTTGCAGAACACGTTCCCGAACATCGACGGAGCGGTCAACGCGACAGAAGATCAGATCAATCTNCTCGCGGCTACGTCGCCGAANGANCNAGTATTGCGCATTTCGAGCGGCGCGGTCGGATGGGGGCAACTGACGGCAGGCATGTTCCCGTCGCAAGTTGTGCCGGACGNNGCGCTGTCGGGCAACGTGCCGCTCAAGAACACACCGAACACGTTCACGGATCGCGTCACATTCACCAGCACTACGTCAGGGTCTGCGGGCTCTTCAATCGTGATCCGATCTGCAG